TGCATTGTCAAATTCATAATAATTACGAATTTTAGAATCTACATATGCAAGATCATTGTCGATACTGAAAGAATCAAACATACCAAGTGGGCTCTTTACCGTATCTTTACCACTATTCTGTGTAAAGAAATAATACTTGCCCTCTGATGTTCCGGTTTTCAAAACAATTGTGAAAAGACCTTCGACAGTGATCTTTTCCCTGAGGAGCTTTCCGATCAACTTAACGGTAGTAACACCATTATCAAGAGTCTCGCAATGTGTGAGATAATATACACAAACATCTCCGGGAAGATCATTGCAAACATCAATGATCTTGAAATAGTTAGCACCAAAATCATTGTACTTATCCCAACCGGTTTCTTTGATGCGGTCCATGTAAGGAATAGCAAGTATATACTGGAAATCATCAACTATAATGATCTTCTTACCGGCCGCCGCCTGGGCTTTCATGAAGTCACAAATCTTATCTGAATCTGTAACACCGTTAAGCTGTGAGAAATGTTTGGAACCTTTAAAAGGTAAAGGCTTTCCAACAGGATTTACGATTGCTGTGATCGATGGATCACAATTGCGAATTGATGTGGATTTACCGGTGCCACTCTCACCCATGATTAAGATTTTTTCTGCCATAATTTGTCCTCCTTAATATTTAATGTTAAAGGATGCAGGTACATCCTCTATGGCACAAATGTCATTTGCAAGAACTACACCCAGACCGGTATCAATGACTTCACCGTTATCTGAGATAATAAGCTGTTTTTTGAATTCAGCCCAATCAACTGATTTTTTGATCTTGATGAAATCATTGCCATCATTGTTCTCAAGATAATCAAGAAGTTTCTCATCATCATGAGTAATTTTAGTACTGGGTTTCTTAAATATAAGCGTTCCGGATATAAGTTTATAAGTTTTCTGAGTCTTTGTCTCTTTAGGTTTGATGGTCTGAAAGTATTCGATCAAGCAGCTCTTAAGATATGCCGTATCACTATCGCATTTTGATTTGAGCTCTTCAATACGATCATTAAGATCGATAATCTGCTCCTCAGCAAGTGACACAAGACGGTCACGTTCATCCTCTGCTTCATGGATCTGTCTGATCGCCCAGTCAGCAGACTTATCATCAGTAATTTTAAAAGTTTCTTCCATAGATTTTCCTCCTTGCAAAATGTATTATAATTGATTTATTATTGGTTGTAAAGCATTTTTTATAAAAAAATAAAAAATTTTTTAACCAAGGAATAAAAAAATTAAAGGTTCAATTTTTCATACCAAAATTTTTGCTCTTCAATATTTTTTTCATACCAATTTTCTCCGGTCAAATGACCATTGATAAGACCTTCAAAATTCTTCAGATCTTTGGGATAAAGTAAAATCCCAAATCCATGTGCTTTTCTTATGTTGCGTAAGTTGATAAGCTGCAAAAGTTTAGGCTGTCCACCATCTCCTTTCAATTCTATTCCATAAAACATTCCATTGATACATGCAAGGATATCAGGTATGCCTTCCTTGGTGTATTTTGCGCCTGCCCAGTATTTGATATACCAGGCATTATGATCATCCAGTATTTTTTCTACTTTATTTTTGAACGGTGTTTCTTTCATGGTATCCTCTCAAAGAGATCATCAGTCAATTCTTTTCCGGTTCTTAATAATTCAAGGTTCCATATTTCAATGCTATTCTTAACTAACAGATAATAATAAAAGCATGTTTTATCTTGGCCGATCCTATGGATCCTTTTTTTAGATTGTTCCCAAAGATCACAGGATCCTAATCCTAAAGGCAAAGAATAATAAATTATGCGATTTGCTTTTTGCAGGTTAAGCCCATACGCGCCCGCTTGATACTGAACAAATATGGCGCTGTTGTCATATTTATCAAGTACCTCCGGATTTTTAAATTGTCCGTTGACAACCCCGGACGGTCTGCCAAGTTCATTAGTGATCGCTTCAAGTTTATGCCATTCATCATTGAAATTATAGAACACCACGAACCGGTCTTCAGTTGATTCCAATAAGTCCCTGAATGCTTTAAGCTTATCTTCAGAATATTGACCGCAAAGCTGACGCTCATATAATATCCTGGTGAGTATAGTATCGCCCATCAGCTCCTTGTCTTCTATTTCCAAGTAATGATTCTTCTTAAAGAATTTGTATTCTTTACTTGGCGGGATATAAATCATTTGCTCTACCTGGTCCGGCAGATCGATCACTTCATTTGTCTTTTTAAAGATAGCGCCAAACTTAGCAAGGCGTCTCTTTAGGTGATCAACGTTTTTATATCCTTTGATCTTCTTTTCCCAATAACCGTCATCAGTTTCTACCCATTCATAATCAACATATGACTTGAAAAAGGTTTCTTCATCAATATTCCAGCCAAGCAGCTGCAGCTGGCTCCACAATTTTTCATAACGGCCGGCAGTCGGAGTTCCTGATAATAAAATGACATTGACCGGATTTAATGCAAGAATAAATTTTGATCTGTTTGCTGTACGGTTAGTGATCAAAGATGATTCATCAAGCATAAGAGTAAAATCTTGGAGCTTAAGCAGTTCAGGTCTACGCCACACAAGATCATAATTGATAACACCAATCTTCATATGGGCCGGGGTAAGAAAGAAAAAATTGTCAAACTGTATTTTGTTAGTAAGATCAAATACAGCTTCATAATAATTTTCTTTAAAGTGATTGATCCAGTCTTGTATCTTAGACTTTTGGCATATTACCAGGTTAATTTTGCTGCCGAGTTCTTTTATTTTCTCTGATCCTATAAAGGTTTTGCTAACCTAAACCCATATCATAATATACAGCACATCTATTTTTATCTTTAATCAATTCTAAAGCCTCTATTTGATGCGGATATAGGTTCATTTATCATCACCTCTTTTCTTTGTAAAGTGCAAACGAGCATGTTCTGATTGAGTCATTACTATTTTAAATTTCCTCATCAAAGATCGCATTCCACTCAGATTGAGTCAGCTTAAGAATTTTCTTAAGCAATAACGCTTCATCAAGCGTAAATGCATACTTACCCTTAAGCTTGTTATTAAGCGCAACATAAGTAATGTTCAATTGCTTTGCAATGTTAGTAAGTGATATACCGCTTCTTTCAATAAATTCTCTTAATAGTTCCATGTTTCCCATTGCGGGTACCTCCTTTATTTTTTATAACAATTATATTATAAAAAATAATTATTGTAAGCGGTCACTATTTTTTGCCATTCTACCTTAGTTATTCCGCCACAGTCATATTTTTCTTGAAGATTATGATAGCATTGTATGAAGTATCTATCATTATGCCAGCCTTCAAATAATTCTGTATAGCTGGGCATATTCACAAATTTTATACCGTTTTTATTAAAACTCTTGAACTTATCAAGATCACACTTATATCCACGGTGTAACATTTCATATGCTACTTCTTGCGCATAACGATGAAAATGCTCAATCGGATAATCCATAATTTTATTAACAAGAATATGGTTAGGAGTACCATTTAACGAAATATTTTTAGCTATAAGACAGCACTCTCGCCATTGAGCAAGAAGTTGTTGACGGGGTAAAACTGGAATTAGATCTTTATGCCATAATCTCATCTTCTACCTCATGCCCCCCTTTTATTAAAAATACCCTATTGCCACGAATCGTAACTATGATACGCGATCTAAGTCGACGGCTATCGACATAACTTTGAAAGCTGCGTCTGAAATTATTTGAATTTGCCCAAAGCCCTTCATTGTCGATAACTTCAATGCAGATTGCGGAAGACTGTACAAAGTCTTCAACAGTTTTTCTTACCTGTATTGACTGGTGCCTTTTATCCTTTTCTTTCATATCATATTTTTGTGGTACATTCCACACCTTAATTCGTTTAACGATCATAAATTTGTCCTCCTGAAATCATCTGCACCACTTATTTAGTGGTGCAGAATTAGCAATTTATATTACTTTGTGACTTTAGGACGTCTCTGACCGAGCGGGGTTTCGATTGCAAGATCAATAGGCCAGCCGTTACGATTAATGCGATCGTAAAGAGTAGGCCAAGGCATGCCTATTTCCGCAGCCCATTCCTTAATGCTCTGAGTTCTGCCCTTATAGGTAAGCTCTGAAAGCCTCAAATTTGACTTTTTAGGCTCCTTAGTAGTTTTATTAGACTTAGATGCTTCAGATGCCTTAATGGACGAATCAGGGGCCTTTGCAGGCTTACTGGGCTTAACAAATGTCTTAGGATCCTTACCATCAAGCACATCTGCAACAGCATTTAAAAAATCTTTCTGAGTTTTGATCTCCTTCTTGATCGGTGGTGTCTCTATTAGTTCCTTAGGCTGCTTTGCTTCTGCCTCAAGAATTTTTTTGATAATTATAGCTTTGCCCTTTTTGATATCAGAATTAGTGATCTTAACTCCTGCCTTTTCACCAACTTCCTGAAGTGTTCTTGCGGTCATGCTCCAAAGTCTGTCTTCTCTTGTCATAATATACCTCTTTCTCCCCGTATTGCCGTTAGGTCAGCAATCATTTACCAATTAAGCTGATAAGATAGGACACATTGAGTATTTGCCCTCTGGGTAAACGCTCTCGGCGTTTCTCCACTCGGAAACTTGCTTGATAATCTTGCAAGTCTTGGTCTCTCGTCCGTCTGTGATGGTGATTGTCTGGGCGGTTCTTTTAAGAACTTTCCAAGTGGTGAAAAGTGAGCTATCACCGATCCATCCATGTGTGTATTCCTTGCCGACTTCAAATGTTCTCATGTGTTTTCTCCTTTCGTGTGATGGGGTTTTTATAACCCCACGCTTGCCATACCTTTGCTATCTCC